TCATCGCCGGGATACGGCAAACGTTCTCCATTGGGTCCAATTGGCATAATAACTCCTAAGAAGATGCCTTGCCGGGCATAGACGACAAACGATTCATCATCGCACGCTCACGAGCTTTCTTCTTCATTTCCTCGTCCATAACCTTACAATCCTTCTGCGGAGGCAAACGGTTACCCATGCTTGATTTATCGCGGTACATTACGACATCCTTTTCTTAATAGCGTTGCCCCGAGCAGCCGCCATGTTATCAACAAGGTTCGGGTACGGACGACCAGCTGCTTTAGCTCTAGCCTTAGCAGAAGACTTCTGGGCAGGAGTCAAAGACTTACGCTCACTTTTAGGTTTTGGGTTTTTTGTATCCCAAACTTTCTTATCGGGCATTATCCAATTCTCCTCATCAAAGCATCCCGCCTCGCAGCAGCTTTAACATCACGTTTTTTGTACCCGCCCTTATTAGTTACTTTACCAACAGTTGGCATAGGTCGTCCACTCCCATAATGCTTTTTACCAGCAGCGTAAGCGTTAAAGCCCCCGCCTCCTTGGGCAGGTCCGCTGTACTCCTTACGAAATTTATTCATTACGTAATTTCCTTAGACACTGTTTGCTTGGCATTGACATAAGTCATTAGCGAAAACAGTCTAACAGGCGAATCTGCGGCAGCACCTGTCGTCTCAAAAGACACTGTGTAATAAATTTGTCGGAATCGCAAAGACTTTAAAAACTTAGTAAAAATACGTCGGAAAGTTATAGCCGTCTCAGTTACCGAAGTAGAAACAGGAGCCGCCCCTGACGCAGGGTTTGCCCAAGCATTTTGTAGCGATGCTTGCCATGTCTGACTTAACAAAACTTGCCATGTCGTAGAAAACGATTGCGTAATAGGGTGGGCAGTTCCTACGACAGTGCCCTTAAACCGAGCGTCCAAACCCCACCAAAACAGACGTTTGTAGATAGAGCTTGCTTGGTAATTAAAGTTTTTAGTTTGAATGTTGCACGTCATCGTCTCAGACACATCATTTGTGTATTCGTCAGTAATTTGAAGCAATGAAGCTACACGGGAGCCTCCAGCGGCTACCGCAATGTTGCTGTGAGTCAAAACAATTGACTTGTCCAAGTTATTGTTCAAATACTCCATCTTGCACAAAGACCCGTAAGTATCAGAAGACCACGTAGTCCAAGCCCGCGTCCGAAGACTGTACACAAACATTTGGTCAAAGTACGTAAAAATGATGCGCCGATTAAATTCCGACACAGCGTAATTGTTATGCAGCCCTGTAGTACTAGTAGAAGTAAACGGAGTCTTCACGTTAATTTGAGACGCCCGGTTGTTTGTAAACTCATAAGCTTTTTCGTCATACATAAAGTAAATGTAAGACTCGAATCGGGCAAGAGCATACCGAGAGTTCAAACCCACCGTAGGCAAAATAAGTGACACCACAGCTGCTGCAGGGTCTGTCGTGTATTGCAAACCGTACACAGAGTTAGTACGGAAAATAAGCAACGTGTTGAAGTAGATGACAAGTTCTACAATGTTTTGACCATCGCCAGTACCAATATCTACAAAATCGTTAGTAGCTTGCCAAAGGCTAGGGTCTGCTAGGGTGCGAGACCTGTACAAACGTGTGCCCTGGTTAGTGCTGTCCCGACCCTCCGCAACCCACAAACGGCCTTTAAAAGATACGATGCACTCGCCTTCCGGCATGTTACTGTCAGCAACAAAACCCCCAGATAGAGTCCAATAGCCGCCTGGGCTTGTAGACCCGACAGGGGCAGTCAGCCAAGCTTTGTCATCAAACTGCACAAACCCGGCAGCAGCTAAAGTGCTAGTAATAAGAACCCAAGCAGAGCCGGCAAAATAGTAAGTTTTAGCATCTCCATCACTTGCAAGCAAATAAGACTCTGTTTGAGACACTTGGAACGTACCCAAAAACTCGATGTCGCCCGTAGCTTCAAGTGGAAAATCGATGTCTAAGTTTTTAATCGGCGGACGCGATTTAAGAGACCCATCTAAATCAAGTTCAAAGTTGTTACAAACAGTTAGCTCGTTGTCAGCAATTGCTGTGGGGTCGCTAAACGTGTTAAGACCGCCAACAAAGGGCCCTACCTGTATTGCTTCGCCGGGCATGGCCTCTCCTAGTTAAGTTCAAATACAATGTTAGTTTCGTAAGTCATGGTGGCAGCTAAACGCTCTTGCTCTCCGCGTTCCGCAACACTAGCACTGTACTCAGCTTGTTTTATAGCCATTAGTTCCGGGTTTTCGTCCATCTCGTAAGCTTTCATCAAAACAAAGTTAACAATGTCCATAAAACATTCGTTGGGCAACGCCAGTACGTCGGTGGCTGTAGAGGTAATGTCCGTAGGCTGTGCGTTGTAACGAATTGTCATTGTGTAATCTTTATTAGGCTTAGGCCAAAAAGTAATGTCTCCGCCCCAGGCATACCAAAATTGCGGAGCCCCTGTCTCAGTACCTTCCGGGTCAGCTAGCGAAATACTTTCTTCTGCTTGAGATACAGGGATGTTACCGACACGGCGGCCCCCCAGTAGCAAAGAAGCCAAAGAGTCAATGCGAGGCGACACGGTAGTAAGTGAGTACGTAGCGGTACCCGCGGTAACAGGCAATGTAGCTGTGGTCTGCAGAATTTGGTTTTGCTTAGAAATATCTACTTGTGCTTCGTTAATCCAGCGTACAATATCAGCGTCTGTAAGTTGTACACCTGCTTCGTCACCAAAAGTTCTTTTTACAACGTCGTACACGTCACCAACAGTTTTAGTGGGGGAACTATACGTCATCTTTCAAACTTCTTTCCGTTGTGAGAGACTGTGTGCTTCTTATCCCGTCCACCGGAAGCCAAAAATTCGATATGTTCGATTCTATCCTCAATTTCGTCTTGTTGTCTCTTTGCCTCCATTAATTTTTTGGCGTTTTCTTCAGATTCAATACGCTTCAAAATGTTGTCGGCACCATGACGCACTGTGTCGCCATCAAACAACCAAGCAATAATTTTGTGCGGTTCCTGCATATCTTCCGGCGACAAAAAACGCACAATATACTCGGGCATGTTTTCGGGCTTATCGAGGATAGCCCAAGGTTTTTTCTTTTCTTCAGGTTCCGTACGGTCCTTTTCAGGGATGTACACAAGAGAGTAAGTAGGTTTTAAGTCCTGAAGTATTTGTGCCATATGAATATGGTCTTCGCTGACAAATTCTCCGAGGTCAGAGTTCCATACTTGATTTGATTGTCCTAATGAAATAGTCATGGCGCTAGTTTAGCTTATGCCCCAGCTAATTGGCCCCAAGTAATAGTAGATTCATTGACCCACTTACTGCCGTCGTAAACAAGAAAATCTCCGTCTGCCGCGGAAACAACCTCTACGTTATGTAATTCGTCTATTGTGTCGCCAGGCAAAGCTCGTACAAGAATACGACCAGAGTTTTCATGCACCCTCGACACAGCAGCAATTGGCTTGCTCCAAGCAGGAGCTGTCGGTTTTGTTACCGTTAAAGTTCCGGGGCTATTAGGGTCAACGTACAATAAACTGCCTAAAGCCCAGCCAGAATAATCTGTTTTTAAATGGGTTACATAGCCAAACATAGCGACAAAACCAAAATCTTCTGCTGCAATGTCCTCAGCTGCAATACCAATAAGGTATTCATTGCTATAAGAACCGTTAGAAATTGCCGGGGTTGCGGTTATCGTGTCCCCTGTAGCTCCTGCAAACATAAGACTTTGGCCTTTAGTGATACCTGCGATTCCCGAAGAATTTTTTACACGAACAACATGTTTTTGACCTACAGGTAAATTAATCCCGTTAATTCCGACAGAAAGAGTGTCAAAGTCCTCATCCCAAGCAATTTGACCGTACTCGGGGTCGTGAGAGGCTGTAGTATCAAAATCAATGTAATCAACATCTGTCAAATTAGCTACAGCAGAGCCATCAAACCCGACAGTTTGAGTACCGCTGTCGTAAGTGATAGGTAAGGTGGCAGCAACTACCCCAGTAGGCCCTGAGGGGCCTGCAGGCCCGGTGTCTCCTGTGTCGCCTTTAGGTCCAACAGGTCCCACGCTAGC